CAGTTACATCACCGCTACCATCCAATGGTAAGCTTGCAACAACTGTACCGTCTTCTTTTATAATAACTTTTAATTTCGTAGGATCAACATTATCGTTTGTATCTACGCTTATATATAAATTACTGTCTAAATCTTCTAATGGTGTATGCGATATATGCTGTGTAGGATGTGCACGTACTTCACCAAAAGGATATACATATTCTGAATTACCAGTATTATCTGCAACTCTTGCCATTGTTGCATATATGTTTTTAGTATAATCATGCGCTGAACCTGCATCTTTTACTTTAAATTTCAATTCAACAAAATGTCCGTATGTGTCGTCACCAAATGGTGTAGTTGATATTGATTGCCAATGATCTACATTCCACCCGCTTGATGTAGCATATGTACCATGATTCCATTGTGCCCACATATCATTAACATCATAATTACTACTAGGTGTAAAACCTACATTAGTCCATGAAAACAAACTATTTTGTGCATTACTAGGTGTTTTCCATGTTGGAGTACCTACTCTAGCAAAAGCAGAGGTATGATACATTAAATCTATATGTGCATATGTTACATCATGTGCACTATCTAGATTATTAATATCTAAACCTAATACAATAGTATCATTTACTTGTACTTTACTTAGTGGTTTGCTTGAATCTAATGTTGTGCCTAAATATTCAATACTTATATCTGCACCGTCGCTAGATGTTTGAGCTATAAGCATTGTAGGTAAAAACAAAAGAAATATTACTTTCATATGTTTAGTCAACTCAGGATACATTTTATATCCTAATTTAGTTAACCATTTATCAAATTTAATAAATAGTTCTTTAATTTTTTGCATATTTACATTTTTTGATTATTTGTTCGCACATT